AGTTCCTACTCAAATCAGACATATCCGTATACATTGATGCAGACGAAGACTTGTTGAAACTTCAAACCAAGAAAGCAGTGCACGACGAAGCAGTTCAGTTTTGTAATGCTGTTCTGAAAGAATTGAATAATCGCACTTGGCAGTTGAAGGAGTATATGTCCTGGGAGAAGTTCATACAAGGACAACATTGATGGCGCATGACATAACAATAACAAAACACAACGAATCGTTTGTCAGAATAAATTGCGAACCTGCTATCTTCGAGGAACTGGCTGAGTTCTTCACCTTCTACGCCGACGATTACAAATTCTCTCCCATGTACAAACGAAAAATCTGGGACGGGAAAATACGTCTGCTCAACAAAAAGACAATGCAGCTGCCTCATGGTCTTGCTTTCTACGTTTGTAAGATTGCCAGAGACAAAGGATATACTTGTTTAAACCAAACCAATCAAGAAACGAACTTCACACTAAAAGACGCTGAGTTCTTTGCCAACAGTCTCAAGCTACCAATGGAGCCGAGAGACTATCAGCTGGCAGCATTTGCTACTGCGATTCGATGCAACAGAAGGCTGATACTTTCTCCTACAGCATCAGGGAAATCACTGGTTGCTTATTTGCTTGTTCGGTTTCTTCTTCAGTTCGAGTGTAAGCAAGGAGTTCTTATAGTTCCAACTATATCTCTTGTCGAGCAGATGTATGGCGACTTCGAAGAGTATTCTAAAAACAATAAGTGGAATGTAGAAGCCAACTGTCAAAAATTTTATGCTGGATTCGACAAACGCATTGGGAAACCGCTGGTTATTTCTACATGGCAAAGTTTACAAGACTTTCCTCCAAAGTATTTCTCACCGTTTGATTTTGTTATAGGAGATGAGGCTCACACGTTCAAGGCTAAGTCGCTTTCATACATTATGAATAACATGAACAACGCAAGGTTCCGAGTTGGTATGACTGGAACGGTGAAAGATACTCAGGTCAATCTTCTTTCAATCGAAGGGCACTTTGGTCCAACGTACAAGGCAATATCAACGAAAGAACTCATGGATCGAGGTCAGATCGCGCAGTTACAAATACGCTGTATTGTTCTCAGCCATCCACAAGAAGCAAGAAAGAAAATGGATTATCAAGAGGAAGTTGACTTTATTGTGAGCAATACTGCGCGCAATGAATATGTGCGAGATCTTGCTCTTTCGATGGACAAGAACACGTTGGTGTTGTTTAACTACGTCGAGAAGCATGGTCAGATCATTCACGATCTCATTCAGGAAAGAGGCAACAGCAGGAAAGTGTTCTTTGTTCATGGCGGCGTTGATGCAGAAGACAGAGAAACAATAAGGCACTTGACTGAGCAAGAGAATGACGCTATAATTGTTGCAAGTCTTGGAACCTTTTCTACTGGCGTTAATATCAAGAATTTACACAACGTCATCTTCGCCCACATAGGCAAGTCGAAGATAAAAATCCTACAGTCAATAGGAAGAGGTCTGCGTCTTAGCGAAAACAAGACCAACGCAGTAATTTATGATTTGGTTGATGATTTAAGATACAACAACGAAATCAATTATAGCATGCGACATTACGTTGAACGAGTAAAAATTTATAACGAAGAGAAGTTCAAAATATCAAACAGCAAAGTGGAGTTGAGTTATGGGTGATCAGAAACCTTATGTATTGTATATGAAATTTAGAAATGGAGAAGAAGTTATCTCAGAGGCAACTATTCTCGAGGACGATGGCGAACAGGTCGGAGATTTCTTTCTAATCAAACCAATGGCTATTCTTGGGTTTCTTGATACTGAAGTTGATCCTCCCAAAAAAGTTTTGTACATGCAACCCTGGCTTCCAGTTGGCGTAGTAAAAAGTCATTCTACAGAGGTTTACATTGAAGACATGATCATGTATACTGAAGTCTCTCCTTCGTTCGTTCCGCATTATTTTACTGCCCTCGAAGAAATGAAAGATGATATGTCGGACTATAATAAAGATGAAGAAGAGGAAAGGAAGCCAGAGAAAATAGGTGAGAACGTATTCTCTCTCGGTATCAAGAAGAAAGAACCTAAGAAAACTGATCCGGAGGAATCCAAATGACTGCTGCTAAAAATCATTACGTCGACAATGCCGAATTTCTGGCAGCAATCAAACAATACAGAGCTGTTTGCGCAACATGTCGAGCCGAGAACAAACCTATACCAAAGATTCCAGATTACATGGCAACCTGTCTTATGTTAATCGCCAAGAACTTAGCGAACAAACCAAACTTCTATGCATATACATTTAAAGATGAAATGATTGGTGATGCTATTGAAAACTGCATCATGTACTTTCACAACTTCGACCCCGACAAGTCGAGCAATCCTTTTGCTTATTTCACTCAGATTATCTACTATGCATTTCTTCGTCGAATTCAAAAGGAAAAGAAACAGCTTTATGTTAAGTATAAATCATACGAACAGTTTGGAGTTCTCGACGATAACGAGAAGAGCGATCTAGAAGAGAACGGTATAGTTTCAACTCAGTTTGAAATGTATGAAAACATTTCAGAATTCATAGACAACTATGAAGAGAGTAATAGAAAAAACAAACTCAAGAATAGCAAAAAGAAAACCAAACTGGAATTGCTGTTCGACGAAGAAGATCCTGTTGCATTTGATATTGGTGAAGAAAATGACGTTTAAAGTTGGCGATTATGCTTGGGATAAAATAACCAACAGTGCTGTGGTAATTGAATATGTTTCTCATGGCGATAAGGTAAAATACCTTGTGAAAAATTCAGAGATCGGTGGGTTTCGTTTTGAAGAACAGCTTATGGCTTCTACTGTAGATTTACATGGAAATGCTTTGCCGACGACGAATGAGGCGTAAATGAAAATTGCAATTGTTGGGGATACCCATGTTGGAATGAGAGGAGACAGTCTCCATTTCCACAACCACTACAGAAAATTCTACGAGAACGTTCTATTTCCTAATCTCAGAGAGATGGGCGTCTCGACAATAATTCAGCTTGGCGATTTGTTCGATCGACGCAAGTACATAAACTTCAACACGTTGCATCTGTCGAAGCAATATTTCTTCAATCCGATGAAAGAACTCGGACTTGATTTTATCACTCTTCTTGGAAATCACGATATCTTCTTCAAGAACACTCTTGAAGTCAACTCGACTGAACTTGTGTTGAGAGAATTTGACAACATCCGCATCGTCTCTTCACCGAAGACGATGGAGTTCGGTGGAGTCAAGATTGACCTGATTCCTTGGATCTGTGACGACAACGAACAAGAAGTAATGGATTTTATCAACAACAGTACATCGCAAATATGCATGGGGCACTTTGAGTTGGCTGGTTTCGAGATGGATCGCGGCAACATCTGTCACGAAGGAATGGATCGAAGCGTTCTTGCGAAATACGATATCGTGTTATCTGGTCACTTTCATCACAAGTCCAGCTCCGGAAACATACACTACGTTGGAACCCCAGGAGAAATGACTTGGTCGGACTATAACGACAAGAGAGGTTATCACATATTTGATACCGAAACTCGCGAGTTGACTTTCATCGAGAATCCGTATAAAATGTTCCATAAGGTCATATATAACGATGAGCATGAAACCTTAGATACGGTCAAGAGCAAAGACTTCTCGCGATACTTCAACTCGATTCTGAAAGTGATTGTTGCTAAGAAGATCGATCCGTATCTGTTTGATGTGTTCATGGATAAGCTGTATAAAAGCCAACCCCATGAAATCTCAGTCGTAGAAGACTTCACTGATTACACTCAGATCTCTGACGAAGATGTGATTGATCAGGCTGACGATACTATGACCACGCTTTCTAAATATGTTGACGGTCTTCAAATTGATCTTGATAAAGAAAAGCTCAAAACATACATGCGCGAAGTGTATGTTGAGGCGCAATCTAGGGTATGAGGTAATATGGCTCAAATAATGTTTGAGGTTGTTAGGTGGAAGAATTTTCTGTCCACCGGCAACAGCTGGAATCAGATTTATCTAAACAAACATAAGAGTGCGTTGATTGTTGGAAAGAACGGATCAGGCAAGTCCACTGTTCTTGATGCGCTGACGTTCTCTCTGTTTGGTAAATCATTTCGAAACATTAACAAGCCTCTTCTCATCAACTCGATCAACGGCAAAGACTGCCTTGTTGAACTTGAGTTCTCTATTCAAACCAACAAGTACAAGATTCGACGCGGTATTAAACCGAACGTGTTTGAGATTTTCCTCAACGGAGATCTGATCGATCAGGATGCGGCAACTAAAGACTACCAGAGTTTCCTTGAGAACTCCATTCTAAAGTTCAACTACAAGGCATTCACTCAGATTGTTATCCTCGGTAGTTCTTCGTTCGTTCCATTCATGAAGTTGTCTGCCGCCGATCGTAGAGCAATCATCGAAGACCTATTGGACATACAGATATTCTCGTCGATGAATTCTGTGGTGAAAGATACTCTGGCTCAAATTAAACTTGAGACTGTAGAAAACAAAACTGCGCTTGAAGGAATCAGTCAGCAGCTTCAAATGCAAAAGAAGTTCATCGAAGACGCAAAGAAAAATGCTGAAGAAGAAATAGAAAAGAAGATTCAAGACCGCGACGAAAACCTTCAACACATAAAAGAACATGAAGAGAAGTGCGAGCTAGTTGAGCGTCACACAACTCAGTTGCTCAATAGCATTCACGACAAAGACGCTGTCGTTGATAAGATCAGTTCACTTGGCAAAATGTCAGTCAAGATAAACGAGACTCGCAAGAAAGTGCAGAAGGAGCTTGACTTCTACGAACAGAATGATGAGTGCCCCACTTGTACGCAAGAAATATCGCAGGCGTTCAAGCAGAAAATTACAGCTGGAAGAAAAAAGAAAGTCGATGAGATAGACAAAGGGTTGATTGAACTCAACGATCAGCTACAGAAGGTTGTCTGGAGGCACGATGACATTCAGAAAATAGTTGCGCAGGTAAACGAACATCGAGCAGAAGTCGCTAGATATGGAGCTACGATCAAACAGCTGACAAAGAACGTAGAGAAACAGGAAAAAGAAATCGAAGAGCTGAGAAACAAGAAGCCTATGGATGGCAACCTTGAGAAGATGGCGAGAGAGCTGTATGCAAAGTACCAGGATCTGGTTGCTGAACGCGAGCGTATCTCTAACGAAAAAGCATACTCAGAAGCAGCAGCTATTCTTCTAAAGGACTCAGGCATCAAAGCAAGAATCGTCAAGCAATACCTGCCTATCATCAACAAGCTGGTGAATAAGTATCTTGCCGCGTTGGACTTTTTTGTCAACTTCGAGATAGACGAAGAGTTCAAGGAAACGATCAAGTCTAGGCACCGCGATGACTTCTCGTACGACAACTTCTCTGAAGGCGAACGTATGAGGATTGATTTGAGCCTTCTCTTCACGTTCAGAGCAATCGCGCGCATGAAGAACTCGATCAATACGAACCTGTTGATCATGGATGAAATCTTCGACGGAGCAATCGATTCTTCCGGAACAGACGAGCTGATGAAACTCATAGATCAACTTAGCGAAGACTCAAACATCTTCGTGATCAGTCATAAGACTGATGCTCTTATAGATAAATTTGGTACAGTCATGAAGTTCGACAAGGTGAAGAACTTCTCACAAATGGAGATAGCATAATGGCAGTTAAAGGTCAACGAATTGTTAAGTATGTCGACGGCAACATGGTCGACTACACTATCTATGAACTTGTTGATCCGTATGATA